CGGCAGCCGGGCGGAAATACTGCAGGCTATGCCAGCACATCGTCCGCAGCATGTCCAAGCGGTCGAACCGGACGCCGGCCCCCTCAATGCAATGGAGGACGCCTCCGCGATCGATGTCGAAGTACACGCCGACATGCCCGACGTGATTAGGATGCAGCATCGTCACGACGTCGCCGTGGCGCTTGGTCGGGCAGAGCGGCCACGTCGCCGAAAGCGGGTTGTTCTTGATCGCGTGCGCGACGCTGAAGGCATTGCCCGGGTCGATGCCGGCGAGCGGCAAGTCCTGACCGAAAACAGCGAGCTGGCAGAAGCGCGCGAGGCTCCAGCAATCGAACTCGTTGGGCCCTTCGGCGCCAAGACGCCACGGGCGGCCGACCATCAGCTTCGCGAACGCCGCGCTGCGCTCTATGGAGCCGATCTGTCCGGAGAGGTCCATTAAGTGCTCCCGATGTTAGGGTAGTCCAACAGCGTGTAGATGTCGGCCGGGAACGGCTTGTTGAGAAAGTCCTCATAACCCGCCGTGAGGCTCACGCGGATCAAGCCGGCGGTGCCGCTGTGGATCGTAAGGCCGTCCATCACGAGACCCGGCGCGCCGAGCTGGTCGGAGCGGTACTGGCGATAGGTGAGCTGGATCTCGTCCTGGCTCGCGGCTGCCAGATCCATGTAGGGCATCACCTCCCGCGCCACGTTGTCGACTTCGAGCGTGAAGGTCGGCAGCCCAGGCGAGGACTGTTCGGGAATGGTGGCCGAGAACGCGCACGCGTTGAACGTCACGGCCTGCCCCGCGTTCATCGGCGCCGTCGCCTCCAACGTCGCGACCAGATCGGCCGGGTCGTTCACCAAGCGCACGGCGACGGGCGTGACACCATCGGAGGCGACGAAAGCCGGGTGCCGCAGCTCGATCGTGTCGAGCGGAACGACGTCGTCCTGCGCCGAGAAATAATACTCGCGCAGCGAACTGGAGAACGGATCGGTGGGGTCGCTCATGGCGTGTCGGCCGGATAGGTGAGATTGACGGTCGTTCCGAGCAGCGTCGTCACCTGCGCGCTGGTGAGGCTCGGCGCCAACACGCGCATGTCGGCGTTGAGCTGGGTGACGCTGGGCGCCTGCGGATCGGAGGTCTCGATCTGGACCGAAACGATCCAGTCATCGCCGGACAGAGCACAGCTCAACGACCCCGTCACCATGCGAACCTGCATCTGCCGATAGGCGTCGTTCACGAACACGTTGATCAGAAACGGCGCGTTGCCCTTTGCGAGCCACCGCGCCAGCACGCCGTCGAAAACGAACTTCTGCGCCCGCGTAAAGAACCACGACAGGGTCAGCGTGCCCGGCGCGTTGACGTAGCTGCTGTGCTGGCTAATCGCGCCACTGTCGAAGTCGCCGCGCACGGCGGTGTCTGGCCGTTGCAGCTGATAGCCGTCGTTCTGTGGTTGCGGCGGCAAGACGTCCGACTGCCACACATAGATGCCCGTGCCGGCGAACGGTGTGCCGCCGAGCGCGACGATCGCGGCGTTCAGGTCCGTAAGCGATGGGGCGTGGCTGTCATAGGTTTCGAGTTGAGAACTCACCTGCCACACGCCACCGCTGCGGGCGTCTTTGATCGAGCCTTTCACGAAGCGCACGACGAGCTGCTGATAGGCCGAGTTGACCCACACATCGAGCGCGAACCAGGCCGTGCCGCCAGCGAGCTGGTTCTTGACGATGCCGTCGAACACCGCCTTCTGGACCGGCGTCATCAGCCAAGCGATGTCGTAGACATCGAGGCCGAGCGTGCTTACGAGGATCTGGCGCGCGTCGCCCTGCTCGAACGCGAACCGGCTCTGGGCCGGCCCAGGCGAGATCTTGTAGCCGTCCGTCAGCGGCGGCAGCGGCAAGACACCCGAGGGCCAGAGGAAGAACGCCGTCATCGCACGATCCGTTCAAGGCCATGGGTGTCGGCGATTGTGGTGCCGAACTGGCTCGTGCCGTGACGCTGCTTGTCCGCGAGCTTTCCGTCGACCTGGTCGACCAGCTCGTTGAAAATATCGACGCGCATCGATCCGTTAGGTTGCTGCGTCTGTCGGACGGACGATTTCGTGCCCGGCGCATCGTGCGTGTGGACCTCGATCTTCGGCGCCGCATTGGCGTTCGCAGGCAGCGGCACAACGATCGGGCGGGACAACGCCGTGATCGCCGTGTCGAGAATATTTCCCGCCGTGTCCATCTGCTTCGGCGTAAAAATGCCCTCACCCTGTTTAGCGATGATCGGCACCTCGCCGGCTCCGAGGATCGTGCCTGTGTGCGCGCGTCTGGCGTTCTGGAATAGGGAAATATCGACAGCCCGATGCGATGTCGCAGATCCCACCATCGAGCCGTCATGGTGCACGCCGGCGTCGACAGTCTGACCAATGACGCCGGAGGCGGGGATTGTGTTTAGGCCAAGGGCATCACCCACGCCGCTGACGATCGAGCCAAGCAGGTCGTTAACGGTCGACGCCGCGTAGCGCTCGTAGGTCAGCCGGAGGATCTGCTCGGCGAACCAGTCGAAGAAGGCGCTCAGCGGGTCTTTCTGCTTGAGAACCGCATCGACGTAGTCATCCTCGAAATTCTGGGCGGCACCCTCAATAAGCTGTTGGCTCTTGGTGGCCCAATCGTTCTGCGCTTTGTTGATGTCATCGAGACCGCGCTGGATGCCGGCCTGCCAGTCTTTTCGACGCGACAAGTCGTCCTGATAAATCTGCTTCAGCTTGTCGTTGTAGATGTCCTGGACGTGGTCGTAGAAGTCGTCGTAGCCGGCTTCGACGACGTGGACGCTCGCCAGCGTCGCACCGCGCCAATCGTCGAGGTTCTTGAGCGCTTGCGCGCTCGATGTCCTCTCGGACCTCCTGATGCTCGTTGCCGCTGCCCAGCCCTTTGGCGCCGGTGGAGTCGGTCGTTCCCGTCTGACCAAGTACGGCCTTGGACATCTGCTCATCGAAATACTTGGCGAGGCCACCGAACACGCCGCCATCGCTGCTGCCGCCCGCGCCCTTGGTCTCGATGATCGAGATGTCCATGTTGTTCGGGATGGCGGCGCCCGCGTCCGACGCGATCGATACGACGGCAGCGAGAAGCGCGTTGATGTCGTCTTCGGAAGAGCCCGGCGCGTATTTGCCGAGCCGGAACGGCACGCCGTAGACCTCGCAGAACTGAACCCAGTCCTTGACCGCGAAGTTCTTGAACATCCAAGCCCAGGCGGCGGCGCGCGCCAGGCCACCACGGATCGGGATGCCAGACTTGCCGGCGATGTGACAGACGATGAACTTGTAAGGCTCCAGTGGGATGCGCTGGCCGTTGTCGTCCTGGCATCGTCGATGAACTGGCACTCGAACTCTTGAGCCCATAGCTCCTCGTCAGCGAGGCCCGCACGCATTTCCTCGATATCGCGATCCAACCCCTCTCGAACGGCGTCGTAGATTGTTTCCTCGTGCCGCGACCAGACGCCGTCCTTTCCGGTCCAGATCTCGAAGAACTTGTTGTTGCGCCCCTTGGGTGTGGACGTAACGCGAAGTTTCAGCCCACGCTTTGAGATGATTGGAAACAGCGCGCCCCAGATCGCGCGGCTGTCGGCATGAATGGCGAATTCGTCGAGAAAGACGTTCGCGGAATACCCTCGCGCCGTGTCTGGGTTGGCCGGAAGAGCCGTGATCCGCGAGCCGCCAGGCAGCGTCACTTCAAGAGCCTTGTAGACGTCCGTCTCGCCTTTAAAGTCGTACTCGCTTTCGCGAAACACCATCCCGTATGCCTTGGCGTGACGCTTCACGCCCTCGTCCATCGCTTCTCGCGCCTGGCGCTCCCCGCGCGACAAGATCACCCAACGCTCCGCTCGTCCTTGCGAAAAAGCGGCATAGCAATCATCGACGATCTCAAGCGTCGTTGTGAATGTTTTGCCAGTCTGACGAGCGAACATCCCGATCTTGAAGCGCGAGCGATCGAGGAACCAACGTTTTTGGTACGCGAAGAGGGGGACTGCGGGCGTCATTTCACCGGCTCGTCGAAGATCCCGTAAACCTCCTCACGCACTCTGCGAAGCAGCTCGGTCGCGGTCGGCTTGGCATCGCTCGCTTGGACATCCGCGCCGATCTGGTCGAGCTTTGACTTCACCTCTTTGCCGACAGAAGACCGCACCTTGAGGATCCTCGCCGTGTCGCTCATCTCGGCGCTGGCGAGCGCTTGGAGCGCCTTGGCGATGAACATGCCTTCCTGGGCGCTGAAAGGAATGTCCTCGCCTTCGTCATTGGTGCGCGTCTGGATGCGCATCAAAATGGAGTGGGCCAGTTCGCGGTTGAGCGCACCGACCTTACCGTCGTCGCCATCATCCAGCGTCTTGCGCACCGCCTCGGCCGCAACGCGCAGTTCGCGGATCTTCGAGCCGACCTTGTCTTCGAGCTTCTTGACGT